CCCCGTCCATGCAACCACAACCATGAAGAAGCCATAATCTAGCAGCGGCGGAAATTTGATCTGGTCATAATACGAGCCTGAAGCTCCCACTGAAATTGCCAGTGGCCCCTCCGATGGCGTTTGTATCAAACCTAAAATCTCATCGTCGTCGTATGCTGCATTCGTTATTCTTCCCCAGCTTGCGTTCCCATATCCATGCGCCTCTAATCTCGGATTCATCAAAATCACATCATAAGTAACCCACAACTCGCCAAGGACGATATCGTCTGCAGGACACCCATCTACAGCAAGAGTAAATCTACCATGATCGGTAAATCTCTCCTCCGCAGTGATGCCATATCGCAGATACATATCTTCCAAGGTCCTCATGTGTGGGTCGCACTCAATTAAATGCAACTGACTGTCCGTGACTACACCTGATGTCGTATACATGTATGATTCCATCTCTCGCCGATTCACGAATAACTCCGCGTCGGGATCACACTGATGCGCCATCACGCACACTCCCTGGGCTTGCGTAGAAGTAAGATAACCAGCGGTTGAAACGAACTCGAATCCGAGCCCTCGTATATCATATCTTGAGTAGTTCCTGGCAAGAACGGAAAGCCACGGAAAGGTTTCTAACAGACCAGGATTAATGTCATACACCAAAGTCGTAAACGACTGTGCAGACATAACCTTGCCTATATACTCTCTGTGTTTTATCCGTATAGATCCATTACCAAATGTAACATTCTCAGACATTAACGAGTTACTCTTTATCTCGTAAGCCCCCATACCGGTGATCTTTGCAAGAGCACTCCCTGCCGCTTCACCAAACTCCGGATGACCGAAGTATGACCCCACAGCAAGACCCCCTGCCTTCATCACATTGCCTACCGCTTTCTTCCAAGCAGACTTGTTCTTTTGCCCCATGCGTTTACCACGTTTTCCTTTATTCTGATTCTTTGTCATATTCATTAACGCACATTTTTGGTTTGGTTGAAATTGGTTCCACATCCAGTGGATAAGTATCGAAACAGGATACGGCAACTTATAAAATATAAGATGCAAAACCAAATTCAGTGGAGACCTGCCCACAATGGCTTCATATAAGCCAATCAGCAGGGTTATCCAAATACCACCAACAAACTTTGCAGTTTCCTCCAATAAAGGAGGCCACGGCGAAGCGAAGCCTTTGAACTTTTCCGGTCGGAAAATCGCTCGATAATACGGGTCAAAGAGTTGAATCGTGCCTATGTCAACATCAACACCACGCTGAAAAATTCCATGCTCCCAAACAATGGGAAAGTCCTTCTCAGTTAATGTGGATATATGGTGCTCAACATAGTCAATCTCCTCACTGCTGATACCGTAGATACTCGTGAAATGAGTTCGGGTATCGAACATGCAGTCGTGCACGCTACCATTATTGAAAGACCAATCAGCGAAAGCATCCTTGCTATAACGGGGAGTCAAGTGACCAAAAACCTTAACAATCTGTCGCAACCAAGCGCCAAAAATTGGCACATGATTACCAATGGGCATCATCGACAACGCCATTCCCAAAAGAATGCGTTTTTGATTCCGCTCATTGTGACCATTAAAGTTAATTCCAAACTTACTGAAAGCTCGGAATGGCTTAACACCCCACAAGTAGTTTCCGTTGACTCTCCAAAAGCGACCAGAGCAAAATTCTACCTTCTCTGGGTCTCGCAAATGGATGTCGATCTTCCTACCAAGACGCGCTGCTCGTTGCTCTATTTCGTGGAGATCAACGTCACTATCAGTCGTGACGACACCATCATCACCACAAGCACAAGCTTTGCGCAGCCCTGGAATAAGATAGGCACTCAAGGCAAGATTGAATATTGAATTAAAGAGGGAAGTCCAGGCGTCTCCGGAACGTCTGCCATAGTAAGAAGTGTATCTAACCCCTTTCCCATTGGCATGCATGACCTTCCAGTGCTTCCTGACCTTATCCCAATCCGGCATCTGAGATTCCACGATATTATCGAGAAACCAGATTTCGTCAGTGAGATCCCAAGGCGTCATCGAGCCATCCCAATTGGAATAGTCTATCTCCAGCATGTGTCTTCCGTTCAGTGTAGCGAACCAATCACCCAACTCCTCAGCAGAAGCGCCAGAAGTATAATAGTAATTTGTACGGCTCGACAACATCTTCTTCACGGCATGACTCAGAGCCCAAAAGAATGGACCCACACGAGCCAGCAACGCAGCTGTACGATTCTCGATCTTCCTCGGTTTGAAATCAGTAGGCACCTTTCCCACGTAAGCTTCAAGCTTTGTGAACATTCCTGAGATAAACTCATTCTTGGTCAACGGCCTATTTAAACCCTCGCGTAGCTCATCTATGCGACTTGCAGAGTAATTACCATGATGCGCCCACTCGTCGAATGAGACATCTGGCAACACAATTCCTCCCCGTCCAAAAATGGACACACAAAATTTACGGAAGAATCGTGAAAACTCCTTGCACTCGTCTTCATCCCAGTCTCTTCTGAAACCTGCACGGATGTAACAAGCACATGCCAAGTTACACGAACACTGCTTCGGCACAACCAACGGCGAACCTTCTACTATACAACCAAATACTTCCACTTCCCTAGTGTGAATGTCAATACACTCTGGATCCAATTCATACCTCAATTCCACTCCATCCTGCAAATCCATGTCTTCAAGTTTGTGCTGTGCACAGGTCTGAA